TACTTTATTCCTGAACGAGTATATCACAGACTTATCAAAGGCAAGTCAGACCTTACAGTTGAAATAACTCAACATATTAGTTGACACTTCTCCCATATACATATATAATAAAGCAATAATCAACAAGGAGTACTCACATGAGTGACAGAGTTTTCGGGCCTGAAGAAAAGGCAAAACTAACACAACTAGTAAATGAAGGCATTACTGTAATGCAGGAAGTTGACGATCTCAATGATGGTCTCAATGATACTATTAAAGCCATTGCAGAAGAAATGCAGATCAAGCCAACAGTGCTTAAAAAGGCATTGCGCACAGCATACAAAGCAGATTTTGAAAAGCACAGTGATGAATACAGTGAGCTAGAGAATATTCTTGCTACTGTAGGCAAAATCTAAATGCATCGTATTAGAAAATTTGCTTACACAAAAGCAATATACGAGTTCTTTGAGAACAGTTATAAACTGAGTCCATTGGCATTTTACTGCGAACTAATTGAAGCAGTGATGCTTATCAGTGCCAGTGCAATATTGAGTTTTACTATCCTCGATCCCAATGGCTGGCAATTTGTACCACTGTATCTTATAGGTAGCATTTTGGGTGCAGTTAGTACTATAATAAGAAAAGCAGCATTTGCCTTTGTGTTGTGCAGTTGGTTCACAATAATGAACATTTACGCATTAGTACAACTAATTGGAGCTCTTTGATGAGTTATGTAGACGCATATTTTGACAGAGAACGTGACAGGATACATGTAGTCGAACGTGTGAATGGAAAGAGAACATACCAGGAGTATCCTGCCAACTATGTGTTTTACTATGATGATCCACGTGGCAAATACAAAACTATATATGACAAACCTGTGAGTAGATTTGCTACACGCAATCGCAAAGAGTTCCAACGTGAACTTAAAATCCAAGGTAGCAAAGGCGTATGGGAAAGTGACATCAATCCTGTGTTCCGTTGTTTGGCAGACAACTATCTAAACGCTGATGCTCCTAAACTACAAACTGCTTTTTTCGATATTGAGGTAGACTTCCACAAAGAAAAAGGCTATAGTAGTCCTGAGGATCCTTTTAATCCTATTACGGCAATTAGTATATACTTAGACTGGACAGACACACTTGTTACATTGGCTATCCCACCTGGTAGTATGACAATGGAAACTGCTAAGGATCTAACAAAACGTTTTGATAACACATATCTGTTTACCAGTGAAGCAGAGATGCTACAAGTGTTTTTAGACTTGTTAGATGATGCAGATATTATAAGTGGTTGGAACAGTGAAGGATATGATATACCCTATACAATTAATCGTATTACTCGTGTGCTTAGTAAAGATGATAACCGCAAATGGTGTTTGTTCGGTCAACAACCTCGTAAGCGTACATTTGAACGCTTTGGTAAAGAAAGTCAAACATTTGATCTAGTAGGGCGTGTACACTTGGATTACATGCAACTGTATCGCAAGTATACATATGAAGAACGACACAGTTATACTCTCGATAGTATTGGCGAACATGAACTAGATGAACGCAAGGTTGCATATGAAGGCACACTGGATCAGTTATACAATCAAGACTTTGAAAAGTTTATCGATTATAACAGACAAGATACTGCGCTGCTAAACAAACTGGACAAAAAACTACGCTTTATTGACCTAAGTAATGTGCTGGCACATGAGAACACTGTGCTGCTGATGACTACTATGGGTGCTGTTGCTGTGACAGAACAAGCAATTATCAATGACGCACATGCTCGTGGTATGGTTGTTCCCAATCGTAAAAACAGAGATGGCGAACATACTACTGCTGCAGGTGCATATGTTGCATATCCTAAAAAAGGATTGCATGACTGGATTGGTGCTATCGACATCAACAGTTTGTATCCTAGTGTAATTCGTGCGCTTAACATGGGTCCAGAAACTGTGGTAGGACAACTGCGTCAAACAATGACCGAACATGCAGTGCGCACAAAGATGGCAGACAAAAAAAGTTTTGCTGATGCATGGGAAGGCGAGTTTGGTAGTAAAGAGTATCAAGCAGTTATGAACATGGAACGTGGCACTGAGATTACCATTGACTGGGAGAACGGTGACGAGGATACACTCAGTGCGTATGATGTTTGGTGTCTTATATTTGACAGCAATCAGCCTTGGACGCTTAGTGCTAACGGTACTATCTTTACATATGAACGCAAGGGCATTATCCCTGCACTGCTTGAACGCTGGTATGCAGAGCGTAAAGATATGCAGAAGGAACTGAAACGTGCAAAGGATGAACAAGGTGATGTTGAGTATTGGGACAAGCGACAATTAGTTAAGAAGATTAATCTTAATAGTTTATATGGTGCTATTCTTAATCCAGGTTGCCGTTTCTTTGACCATCGCATCGGGCAATCAACAACTCTTACTGGACGGTGCATCAGCAAGCGAATGGCTGAAACTGTTAACGCACTACTTACAGGAAAAGAAGACCATGTAGGCGATGCTATTGTATATGGCGATACTGACTCAGTATACTTTAGTGCATGGCCCATGATGCAAGAGGATGTTGAGGCAGGGCGACAAGAATGGACCAAAGAGATTGTTGCACAACTCTATGATGGTATTGCAGATCAAGTTAACTTAGAGTTTCCAGTGTTCATGGAACGTGCTTTTCATTGTCCAAGAGCAAATGGTGAGATCATTAAAGGCGGCAGAGAGATTGTTGCAACCAAAGGTCTATACATTACCAAGAAGCGTTATGCAGCACTAATCTATGATTTAGAAGGTTTCCGTTTGGACACAGATGGCAAGCCCGGCAAAGTAAAAGCAATGGGATTAGATCTAAAGCGCAGTGACACACCTAAGGTTATGCAGGACTTTATGAGTGAACTACTATTGGATGTACTGACTGGTAGCCAACGTGAAGAAATTATTGAAAAGATCAAAGAATTCAAAAACAACTTCCACGAGCGTCCAGGTTGGGAAAAAGGCACACCCAAGCGTGTTAACAACTTGACCAAGTATGCAGCAGAAGAAAAGCGACTTGGTAAAGCAAACATGCCCGGACATGTGAGAGCAGCAATGAACTGGAACAACATGCGTAAGATGAATGGCGACAAGTATAGCCAAGAGATTATGGATGGTGCTAAAACTATTGTGTGTAAACTAAAAAGCAATCCTCTGGGCTGGACTAGCATTGGCTATCCCACAGACGAAACACATTTGCCACAGTGGTTTAAAGACATGCCTTTTGATAATGGACTGATGGAAGCAACTATCGTAGATCAAAAGATTGATAACTTGCTCAGTGTTCTCAAATGGGATCTTAAAGGTGCAACGCAAACTGCAAACACATTTGATGATTTATTCTCCTTTGAGTAATGTACGCATATAAATACACTAGGAGAGTTCAATGAGACTTGTAGATAAAATGATTTTGTTTAGTCGCTTTTTGCGAGATAACAAAGACCACGAGTTTGATCTTGATGCAACAATAGACACAAAAAAAACATTCTTCCGAGAACAATCAAAGTACTGGCAAGATCAATCATTATATGATGAATTAGACGATATTTGTACTCAGCTAAGGAAACTTAGTTTCCGTTACAACAATGTATTGCATAGTATTAATAAAAAAACTAGTGAATTACTCAGAAAAGAAGAACTAGTGTTACTTCGTAAAAACTACGACACGTTTGCAACTGAAAATAGAAACTTAGAATTAACACAAGAAAGAGCTATCCGTGACAAAGAAATTATTAAAGAAATTTCATCTGACGTAGGTTACTATAGCAGTTGGCGGTTCGCTGGAGTTGAACTTAATCCTAGCACAGGTGTACTTACAGAAAGCATGCTTGCTTGTGATCCTCTTTATGTGTATACAGGAAACATTGCAGATATAGATAGCATTCGTAGCAAGTTTAACAGTTTTTTTGCAGAAAAGCGTTTAATGATCTACAATGATCTAGACAATTTGCCGCAAGGTCAGTTAGGGTTAGCAACAAGTATTAACTGCTACGAATTTTGGCCCATTGATCCTATTAAAGATGAGATGCGTAAAGTTTATAACATACTACAACCAGGCGGCTATTTTATTTTTACCTATAATGATTGTGAAAACATAGCTAGTCTGAAGTTATGCGCAGGCAACGCCAGCTATCGCGCATATAATACTAGAACACTTATGGCGAGTATGGTAGAAATGCTTGGATTCGACATTGTAAAGGAACAGTGTTTCCGAGAAGCAAATAGTTGGATGATAGTCAGAAAACCTGGTGGTCTAACTACACAAAAACTAAGTGCTCCACTAGTTGAAATTATAACTGATGAATGTTCCTAGCAGACGAACTAACACTACCTTTAGGAGTTAAAAAATAGCACATCTCATTTTATTTCCTCCCGGCTCACATGGTAATTTTTTAGTCTATCTTTTAAATTATATGATATACGGAGACTTAAAAGAATCTAGCCATACTGTATATGATCATCGTATTGTTGTGCAAGATTTTAAGCCAGTTCATACTCTTAACAAATTACCACCCGCGGGGCTAATTAAAATTAATGTTAACAAATCAGAATATTTACAGTTTCTATTTAATATGTTTACAAGGACGTCTGGAATACGCCAAGATGATATAGGAACACCGTTTGGTTTAGAAGCTCTGCATATTAACACCATAGAAAAAGCAAATAAATATCCTCATCTTAGATCTTTTACAAAAAGTATCAATCAATGTTGTAATTTTTCCAATGGAAATACAAGTGTGGCTGAAATACGAGAATGGATAAGAATACATTTTTTTGAACATGACACCATTGATCTCATGTTACGTGACTATAATTCTGTTATGAATGCAGACTATGTAGTAAACTTCATTGACTTTTACAAAGGAGATTTAAATAAAATTTGTAAAGAAATATTGGAGTTGTACAATATAAAGTTTAAAAATGAAAACATACAGCACTTAGTAGATACATTTAGAACACAAGTCCCTTACATTGAAGATTTATGGGATAACCCTAATATTATAACACAGGCATACCTAGATGCCAAACTAAAAAATAAGTATTTCCTTAAGGATATAGATTTATTAGAACATTATTTTAAAAATGAAGAAGAATTTTACAACTATTACGAAAAGAAAAACAATGTTTGATTGGCAAAAACCAAAATTTTATTGACATTAACCCCAAACCTAAATATAATACTACTATTATAAACATAAGGAAACTTCGATGAAAGATTATCTACTCGACATCGTCAAGCATACACATTCGCTTGGCTTCATTAGTCTTGTTAAAGTAACAGGCACAGACAAAACCACAACATTTGAAGGACTTGCAGAAGACCGTAGTGTTATTCTACAAGCCACAACTAAGACACCAGTAGCAGACTTTATGGGAACATTTGGTATGCCTAACTTGGACAAACTTGGTGTTATCCTGCGTATTCCAGAGTATGCAGAAAATGCTAACATTAGCATTAACACACAAGAGCGCAATGGCGAAAACGTACCAGTTGGTATTGCATTTGAAAATGCAGGCGGCGACTTTAAAAATGATTATCGCTTTATGGCAAGTGAGATTATCAACGAAAAACTTAAAACAGTTAAAATGCGTGAAGTAAATTGGGGCATTGAGTTCCAGCCTACAGTAGCAAGCATCCAGCGTTTCAAGTTTATGATCAGTGCTAACAGTGAAGAGACTACATTCATTGCTAAGACAGAAGATGGAAACCTTAAGTTTTACTTTGGTGACCATAGCACACATGCTGGTAACTTTGTATTCCAACATGACGTTGCAGGTGAAGCAACACGCGGATGGGCATGGCCCGTTGAACAAGTCAGCAAGATTCTCGGTCTCGGCGGAGATACAACATTCAAGATCAGTGACGACGGTGTTGCAGAAATTGTTGTTGACAGTGGACTTGCAGAGTATCGCTATTTACTTCCAGCACAGAGCAAGTAATGCTGCACATTGTTGGATGTAGTTATAGTTTAGGCAACTGCTGGCCTAGATACATAACAGAACCTTATACTAACTGGAGTGTATCTGGGGCAGGCAATGAGTATATTTACACAGTTGTAAACAGACTAAAACTATCTCCACAAGATCGTGTCATTGTACAGTTTTCTGAGTTTACTCGCATAGATGTTATTTTGGACAAAGATAATCCATTTAACAGAATGCTAGAAGAACTTCCTAGTGTACAAATGCGTGAACTAGATGACTGTATTGCGTGGTGTACAGCAGGCCCGCGAGGTGCTTGGAATAACACACCTGCAGGTAAAAAGTATCTCACATATCTTATGCGTGAAAAATACAGTATTAAAAGTCAGTATCAAGACAGTCTTGCATATGTGATTGCTTGCAAGCACCTTCTTCAAGATACTGACCACTTGTTTTTAGCAAAAGACAGATTTCATCTACAGCTAATAGATAGGTTCCCAGATTGGTTTCCTTATCCTCCCATGAGTGAGTGGGCAACAGAAAATAACATGCTAGATGATGACGACTTTCATCTCAGTCAAAAAGGAAATAAAAAATACTATGACAACTTTATTAGTAAGTGGTGATAGCTTTGCTTATGGAAGTGAATGCGTTGATCTAAACAACAGATGGAGCAAGGTATTTGCTAATAACCTAGGGCTGGAAGAAGTAAATCTAGCACTGCCCGGATCTAGCAATGCTAGAAACACAAGAGTATTAGTTGAACACTGTTTAAAAAATAACAAGCCTAAAATACTATGCATGCTATGGACTTTTTCTAGCAGACATGAATACAGACTATCTTATAAAATAAACGGAACAAACTGGGTTGAGCCCAGTTGTACTGTAAAGATTGATGATAGTCAAAAACATATTCCTATAACAGGGCAGGAAAAAATACAAAATGAGCATGCCGACTTTCAAAACTTTTGTGAAACATTGTATAAGCATACTCACGATGAACAAGCAGATGCTTTTATAATGTACAAAGAGATGCAGTATCTACAAAACTTTTGTAAAGCTCAAAACATAAAGTATGTTCCAATCTTTACTTATGAACAAATCTGGGGTTATAAAAGACGATATTATATGTCATATCCGTGGTTATCGTATATGGTTAAAGGAATAGACAGATTTTACAACTTTGATGGAGTAGGATATGTAGATTGGTGCAAGCTCAATAACTATGATTTTGGACCTTTTATGCATCCACTAGACGAAGCAAACATAGCTGCAGGAAACTATCTAAGTAGGAAAGTAAGTGCGTAATACTATATCTCAACTAGATGTTTTTATCAGCAAAACCTGCAATCTAAGTTGTCATGGCTGTCTTACTTTTAGTGACCATCGTCTTGTTAAAGGTATATATAGATACAACGAAGCTCAACTAGCGTTTTGGTCACAACACATAAATCCTGCTTTTATCAATATGTTTGGTGGTGAACCTTTAATTAATCCAGATTTAGAACTTTGGTTAAAAGGATGTAAGCAATACTTTCCAAACAGTGTACTAAATGTACAGACAAACGGGGCACTGCTGAATCAAGAGCATTATCAGATGCAAAAAAAGATAGGCTTTAACATTATTATAAGTCAACACCTTAGTGATTATGGCCGTGTAGTATGGGACTATATAAACTATTGGAAGTCACAAGAAACATTTGATTTACTAGAACTAGAAGGAGTTCCTGCTGTTAACGGGTACGGACAAGAAAGAGGATGGCGCAGTAGTAACGGCTACTATGTACACCTACATGAAAGTTTTAGTGAGAGTGTTTGGTGGGAGTTTTATGCAGGTACAGGCGAAACTGCAAGACCAAAACAAGATTATTTCAGCAATGGTGCTGAAGAAAGTTGGGAACACTGTGTCGCAAGAGATTTTATAAATCTTGTTGATGGCGATTTATACAGATGTCCTGCAAGTGCAGGCTTATTCCAAACTGGACCAGTCATTGGACTAGATCAAGTTGAGGAATGGAAACCTTACTTTGAGAACTATAAAAAGTTGCAATATGGAAGTGATTCTGCTACAATAGATCAGTGGCTAGAAGAACGATCATATGCACAAAACATTTGTAATATGTGTACAAGAAATCCACAGAACGAACTAGAAAGTCAAAAGAATGTCGGAACTAAAGTTAAACTTAACCGCTGAACAAAAGGACTATGCAGTATTCCTGCCAGCACTTAGTACATTCTATGCACTGTTTGTAGGCAGACAGCGCAGAGGATTACAGCCTTATGATGAAAACATCAAGGGCAGTGGTGTTCCATATATCCCACACGATAGAATTCCAACACATTTACCTCATGGTGTTGAGAGTATGAACTGGCTTGATCCTAAAGGATTGTGGCAGTACAAGTGGAGTTTGCACAGTGCTGGTCACGCTAGTTTGGATCTTACCAAAGACCTTTACAGAGAAGATATGTTCCGTGATCGCAACAGAGAGTCAAGTTGGCTACTAGGCGATAGTGGAGGCTTTCA